TACTCGCTTACGCGGCGCGTTGAGTGTTTTCAACTTCGAGCAATCTTCTGAGTTCTATGACAGTATCGAACTCATTAAGCCCTCTCGAAGGTAACTCATCAGTGAATCTGAAGCTCCGTAGCCCTAACACGTCTTCTACGAAACCTACACCTCCTGCTCTCTTGAACACCTCTGCTGGATCTAAGTGTCTGAGATACCGATCATGTAGAAAGATGTATTTCACTAATGCTCTGAAATTCGGGTGGTGGCGTGCATTCTCGCACTGCATTATGAGCCTGGCGGAAAAGAACTCCGGTTTCAACCCTCGGTGGAGCCGCTCGAGATGACACATCCCGTTTAGAGTACGAATTAAACTGCGCACACCAACGCATAATCCGTGTCTCCTATATCCGCGATAGTGCAATCGCTGTAAGAATTGAACACTATCAATTGAGAATCCGCCTTTATCTGATGACACAGACATTCCATACAAGTCCTGAAAGTAAGAACTCATACGTTCGACATCGATTAACTGGTCGTAGGAGAAAGCACCATCATCTCCTAGAACTTCGAAGTCTCTGATTGTATATCCCAGGTCTATACAAGCAGCGAACATAGCCAAAATCTGACCTAATGAATCAATCAAATTGGTCAAACCTGAGCCGCTCGGCACACCTCCGTCTCGTCCACGGTATATGCCATCTGGTGTCACCAGTCCCACGCTTAGGAATTGCCGCTCCAACCACGTGATGCGTTTGGCATCTCTCTCTTTAAACCAGAGCCTCAACAGATCAAATGCTAATCTTATTATCGTTGATGGTAACGACTGATCGTAACCCGAGAAATCAACACTTAAAATGTTGTGCTTAGCGCGATCCATCATTCGGGTAATACGCTTGTCAACATAGCTAAGATCATTCCAGGCAGCAAACCCCGGTTTAATCTTAAGCACTGCCAACAGTGGATTTACCACTCCAGTTGCCACATATGTTTCCACATGAGACATCATCCACACAGTTCTATTCTTAATATGAACTGTAGATCCGTTTGGTTGACCACGCCAACCGATAACTGCATCAAAAGTATCCTCAATATACCCCTTTGCAGCTATCTGTTTAGCTTTCTTTAGGTAGCTCTTTTCGTACTTCCGATCGCTGGAGAACGCCGGAAGGCCTAAGTTCTTACCTTTAGGAGAGAGATGAAAGGAATCATCCAAATCAAGGGCAGTGAGAGAGTGCGCAGGAATTAATTTAGCTAGTTGTAGAAACGCTTTCCTTAGCGAAATGCTACTTTTAACCTCGACTTGTGAGAAATACTTCTCAACTAGAGGCTTTCTTAACGCCCAAGGATCACGAATCGAAAAGGGCCCAAACTTTAAGGCTTCCTTCTCTTCAATTTCTTTCAATAGCTGTATATCTGTCCGGACCATCTTATTCAGCAGTTCCTGCGCAAACGCGAGCTGATTGGACCGCTTCTCCTTTGATAATAATGGAGTGACATAGTCCTTGGGTTGTCCAGTCCTGACAGATTCGAGATATCTACGAAGGCCCCGCCAGACATCAGGATTTAATTTGTCTTGAAGGGTCTCCAAGCTCTCGATACGCATAGCAACCCCCGTTAAGGCCACACTCATGGCCCATCTCCAGCTACTTACCTGATATAGGTAGTAAGCTTAATCGCCCTTCTTTAATTTAAACGTCCATAGAGTTGGGCCGTCCATAAAGACATCTAAACCCATTGTGTTAAGCTGGTTCTTCCACTTATCCCGTTTCAAGGCGGCCTCACCGGCTTGATGAGCAACTAATTTAGCCTGGGCCAGTATACCGGCTAAAGTAGCTCTGAACTCAGCACGATTAATTAGAGCCTCCTGAGCTACCAATTCCTCGTACAAATCCATTGCTCGATTGTGGTAATGGGATATCTTGCTAACACACTCCCGGGCAGCAGCGTCTAAATCTTCGAAATTGACGATTTCCTTGTCTTTGAACACATCTTCGCTCATACTTTAGCCTCCGATGCTCTGACATCTTCCACTGAGAAGAAATCATCTTCACATACAATGTGAATCTTCCACACTAACGTGTCTTGCTTCAGCTGAAGAGCGCATTCCCAGTGCTTACGGCCATCCACATTCCACGTTTTAAGTGAACGCACATCAGTTGCATTCAGTAGAGTTAGGAAACCATTCAAAACAAGTTTTACCAAATCTTCCATGTTTGGTATTTTCCTTTCTTGGACACAGTCCAATACTTGCAAAATT